TGCCAGTAAAGAAGACTAACGGTTGCTACAAGTACGGTAAGACTGGAAAGAAATACTGTGGCTCTGGAGCTAAAGCTAAAGCAGCTCGCCAAGGTAGAGCTATAGAAGCATCTAAATCTCGACGTAAGCGTTGACTTTTAGTCAAAAATATGCTATAATTAACACATAAGTTTACCTTAAGGAATACTAAGGATGACATATTTAGAATTAGTCAATAACGTTTTGTTACGACTTAGAGAACGACAAGTAGGAACGGTAAACGAAAATGCTTATTCTCAGTTAATTGGTCAGTTCGTTAATGACGCCGTACAAGAAGTAGAACAAGCTTGGGATTGGTCTTCATTACGTACTACTTTGTCTGCTACGACATCTTCAGGTGTCTTTAGCTACGAGTTGAACACTGCAGGAACTGCTTTTGAGATCCTCAATGTTATTAACGACACATCCAATGACTTCATGGAGTATCGTACTTCTACTCAGTTTGATGATTGGTATCTAAACTCAACTCCTGCTTCAGGAGCACCTAAGTACTACTCATGGAACGGTGTGGCTAATGATGGTGACGTTCAGGTAGATATTTATCCTAAACCTGACGGTGCCTATAGTCTACGTTTCAACATGATCAAAAGATCACCTGAGATGACTTCAGACTCTACTGACATCATTGTTCCTTACAAAGGTGTACAGCTTCTAGCATATGCTAAGGCAGTTGAGGAACGTGGTGAAGATGGTGGTCAATCAGCTCAAAATGCTTATCGTACTGCTAATCGTGCTATCTCAGACGCTATTGCGTTAGACTCAGCTCGTCACCCAGAAGAACTTATCTACGCTCCGGTGTAATCAATGGTAGCTCCTTTACGCACAGCTTCAATTGCAGCTCCCGGTTTCTTCGGTCTCAACACAATGGACTCCGAAGTAACTCTAAACCAGAACTATGCTCGTCGTGCTGAGAACTGTATCATTGACGAAGGTGGTCGCTTAGGCAGTCGCTTAGGTTGGACTTATGTAGCACAAACGGCTACTCCGGCAACACCAGTGAACCTCAAAGGTATGCATAGATTCCTCGACATTGATGGTCAGGAATACTTTGGTGCTTGGTCAGATACTAATTTCTACATCAAGAACGGTGGTGATTTAGACGCAGTAACCTATACCAACACTCCCGGCACTAACACACTGACTGACGGTAACTGGCAAGCAGCGACACTTAACGATGCAGCATTCTTGTTTCAACGTGGCTATGAACCAATTTACTTTAATCCTACTACTGGCGTATTAGACGACATTAGTACTCAAGGCAAAGGCACTCCACCAACAGGCAACACAGTGTTATCTGCCTATGGTCGTATTTGGGTTGCAGATACACCAACTAACAAGACTACTGTATATTGGTCAAACCTTCTTGATGGTGCTGAGTGGAGACACGGTACAGGAACTGTAGGCTCTTTAGACATCTCAGGCATACTTGTGTATGGCAATGGTGAGATTGTAGGCTTAGGTGCTCACAATGGTCGCCTGATTATCTTCTGCAAGAATAATATCATCATCATGGATGACCAAAGTGCAGGTAAACAGTACTTAGATCCTGCAGATATGGCGTTAGTAGAAGTTATTAATGGTGTTGGTTGTATCGCTCGTGATTCTATTGTAAACACTGGTACTGATATTCTTTTCTTGTCAGAGTCTGGTGTTCGTGCGCTAAGCCGTACAATCCAAGAGAAGTCTCAGCCAATGCGTGACATCTCACGTAACGTTCGTGATACCTTGGTAGATCAAGTATCTCGTGCAGACAAAGATCAAATTAAAGCAGTCTACTCAGATCACTTTGCATTCTACTTACTTGCAATTCCTGATGAAGAGACTGTCTGGTGTTTTGACATGAGAGCACCACTAGAGAATGGAGCTGCTCGTGTTACACGTTGGAATGGCTTAGATCATACTGCGTGGCTTGCCTTTGATGGTGCAATGTACATGACGAATACTGCAGGTATTGCTGAGTACAAAGGCTATCAAGACAATGGCTCTAAGTACTCAATGCAGTACTATACTAACTACTTTGACTTTGGTATGTCTAACATGGTCAAGATAGTTAAAAACATTGCAGCTACTGTTATCGGCTCTACTGGTCAAAAGTTCGTAGCTAAGATTGGTACTGACTACGAAGACATTTATACGTCTTACAATCTTACCGTTAAGGATGCTGAAGTATCTGAATATAACATTGCTGAGTATAACATTGGTGAGTACTCAGGTGCTGCTTTGATTGACAACATTCGTATTCCTGCAGGTGGCTCAGGCTTTGTAATTCAAGTAGGTTTTGAATCTGAGATCAACGGTGGCTTCTTAAACATTCAACAGATCGACCTGTACGTTAAGCAGGGGAGACTTAACTAATGAGTAACTATTCTAAACTTACTAACTTTGCTTCAAAGGATAGTCTTGCTTCTGGTAACCCACTTAAGGTTATCAAAGGTACTGAGATTGACGATGAGTTTGAATCTATTGAGACTGCTATAGGTACTAAGGCAGACTCAGCATCACCTACGCTTACTGGTACTCCTACAGCTCCTACCGCTGCTGCAGGTACTAGTAGTACTCAAATTGCTACTACTGCTATGGTGCAAGCAGCGTTAGGTCAAACAGATATTATTGATACTAATCAACTTGCTGATGATGCTGTAACTGCAGCAAAACTTGAAGATAATTCTGTAGGCGCTGCTGCGTTAAATGTATCTGGTAATGGTACTGCAGGGCAAGCTCTACTATCAGACGGTGATGGCACAATGTCTTGGGGAAGTGGTGCTCCTGATTATACTGTAGAATCAGTATCTAATGGTACTCCTACTGGTGGTTCTTCTGGCGATTTAGTTTATCAGTATTAATTATGCCTTATATTAACGGATCGTGGATAAACGATAGTGGCACTTGGCGTGTAGCTAGGAAATTATATGTCAATGATAATGGCACTTGGCGTTTTGTAAAACAAGCGTGGGTAAACGATAGTGGAACTTGGCGTAGATACCATGCCATGCCTGATATTACTTGGGATACTGAATACAATTCAGGAAATTTAACATGGACAAGTCGTGACAATATGCCAGCAAACGGTACTGGTTACTGGAAATATGATTCAACTAATGGTTGGATGACCAGAGCTTATGTATATCAAAGCTCAGGTGGTTTTACCACAAATACTTCTTATGTTGTAGGAAGTACATCAGCCGCTGCTAATCAAGCAGATATTTATGTTTGTGTTCCTACAAGTACATCCGTAGTATCTACACCTTCTGTAAGTTGCCAAGGAGATCACCTTAGTAATCAATGGTTTGCTTATTGGGATTATGAGACTGCTTATCCAACAGTAAACAATGTAACTTCAACTCCTTCAGGATGGCGGTCATGTTAGTAGAAATTTTTTTAAGCTCTACGGTTCCTGTAGTTAATGATGAAAGCAATCCGACTAAAATTTTAGGTTGGGATATTGTTTACACAGGTCAAAACTTAACAACACTGGAAGAATACTCTAAGACAGGTACTATACTCTTAGCCACTCCGCTACCTTATGGTAATATTGATCGTACAGTTTTGGAAGGAATAGTTAATAACTATGTTGAAGAACAAAACTGGGATGAAGAGATTCTGGAGCATCTAAATGGCTAAGAAAGTACAAAAGAAGAAGATGGCTTGTAATAAGCCCAAGCGCACCCCTTCGCACCCTAAGAAGTCTCATGTAGTCAAAGCGTGTGCAGGTGGCAAAGAAAAGATTATTCGCTTTGGTGAGCAAGGTGCTAAGACTGCAGGGAAGCCTAAGAAGGGTGAATCTGAAGCAATGAAGAAGAAGCGTAAGTCTTTCAAGGCACGTCATCGTAAGAACATTGAGAAAGGTAAAATGTCAGCAGCATATTGGGCTGATAAGGTTAAATGGTAGTAACCAAAGGTTATGGTAAAAACTCCTGTCGTAATCAAGGAAGATTACATAATTTACTTTGAGTATGTTCAAGGTATTATTTTCGCTCATTGTGATTTTTTTAATTGGAACAAGACAAGTAGAAATAACTTCTTACACGACTGGAATACTATAAAGTCAATACACGGACAACCAATAATGGCTATGCGACAACATACTCAAGGCAACAAATTCTTAAAGTTTCTGAAGCTCAGTGGATTCAGATATTATGAATCAGTAATCGACTTAGAAGGTAATCAAGTGGATTTCTATATTACAAACGAGGATAAATAAGATGGGTTCATTTGCAGCTCCGATTGTAGGCGCAGTAGCTAGTGGAGTCGTAGGTAAAGTACTAGGTGGCGGTAGCACCTCAAGTAGTCCTACTTCTACAGCTCCTGCTAAGATTGAAGGAAAAGAGTTTCAACCGTTTACCTATAGGGGCGCAGGTGGCTTTGGTGTAACTGGCTCACAAACAGGTGACAATGGTTATTCTTGGTCTGCCGATGTTCCTACATGGGTAACTAATTTAGGAGCGGGAGGTGCAGGTGCTGCGGGTGGTTTATTCCAACAGTACTACGATACAGCAGCTCAAGATCCTTATGCGGCTGCCAATGAATATTATCAACGTGGTATGGATCTTTTAACACCTGAGTTCGAGAAGCAAAATATTGCACTTCAAGAGCGACTCTTTGGTACTGGTCGTTTAGGTCAAGTTGTTGGTGGTGTGAATCCTGATGCTTATTCACAACAGAAGGCACAACAGGAAACATTAGCTAAACTATACGCTTCTTCCTTGTCAGATGCTCAGACACTACAGACTAATCGTTTGAATCAGTTGTCTCAGGCTGCTGAAGCTGCTAAGAACTTAGGCTTGCTTCCAATGATGACCGAGCAAGACTTGGTTAACTTTGCCAAAGACCTTGAAGTTTCTCGTAGTAATGCTTTGTCAACTTATACGCAAGGTTTAACAACTAAAGAAACACCTCAGTCAGTATTTGCAGGTCAGGTTGCGAATGCTGTAGGCACTGGTTTTAACAATATGTTCGGAGGTGGTAGTGGTGGAAACTACTTTGGAGGTCAAGTAGGTAATGTTGGCTTTGGACCTGCAGATGGACAATCTTGGGGTTCTTACGGATCAAACTTAGCCGGTGGTGGTCTATGGTCTGGTGGTAACGCTTATCAGACTACTGGTGGTGGTTCTTACTACGATCCAATGAACGACTTCTACGCATAAGGAGACACATAATGGCATATTTTGACACAAAAGGTCTCTTTGGAACCACACCAGAAGAACTTCAGCGTAAGATCTTTGATGAATCACAACTACGTCGTGCTAAGGAGATGCAATATTTAGCTCAAGGTACTACAACTCCCGGTTATACCTATGGAATGCTTCAGTCAATTGAGCCACTACGTCAGCAGTTTGCGAATACTGGTGAAGATCCTCGTGTGACTTCTTTACGTGAGCAAGAACGTATGGCTAAGGATGTCTTCGCTCAATTCCCTGAGGTTAAGGATTCTAACACCATGCGTCAGTTAGGCGGTGAGCTGATGCGTATTGGTATGACTGAGCAAGCAGGTAAAATCTTTGCTGCAGCAGCTCGCATGGATGCAAACCTAAGCACTGCTGAGAAGACTATTGACTACTATGCAGGTCTTCAAGGTTGTGATCAGTACGCAGAAGGCACTACAGAATATACTCAGTGTATTAACCGTGCTCGTGCTGAAATGCGTAAAGATAAACGTAAGGGTGCTATAGAGGCGGGTGAGGTTAAGTTTTCTGAAGAAGTTGGCAAATCTTTTGGTGAGAAAGCAGTAAACATGGTTAATGCTGCTGAATCAGCACCTGAAGCTATTCGTAAGATTGAAACTGCAGATGCTGAGATTATGGCAGGTAATGCTAATACAGGTATTTTCTCTCCAATCTTAACAACTATCGACAAAGCAATTGCTGCG